AGAGAGTTTTCCAAGTTTCTCTCTTATATGTAAATAAAAGACAAAGAAATTAATTAAAGGAGAATGTAATGTTTTATAAATTTAAAATAATAAGAAAAGTAAAAAGAGTTATCACGTGGTTCTTTGGAGAAGAAACAGAAACTATTTATTGTCGTAATATTGACGAGGTTAATGAAATATTAGAAGAAGATGATAAAGTATTTATATTATCAAGCTCTTCTGGTATTCAAGGCGTATATGAACCATATACTGCAAAAGATGAAGCAATTAGATTAATAGATGAGTGTAAAAAAATGAATAAAAATTATAATAATGCAGAAGCTTATGAATATAATATTCAGCAAATCATTAAACACCTTGATAACAGCAATTGGAATTAATAAACAAACAATAATTTATTAGAGAGAGTTACGGCTAAAACCACCATTCGTTAATGCTACTAGCACGAACTAGTTAAGCGTGGTCTCTCTCTAATAAATTAATTAAAGGAGAATGTAGTGAAAGAAGAACTAGATAGATTTGATGAAGATTTAAAGAGTATCGTAGATGTTAAATTGTACAAATTAATAGCTTATTTAGAGATATTAAGGAAAAATATTAGTAGTACTAATTCACAAGAATTGGATAATTATTACCATATACTAGGTAATGTTAGATATGAGCTAAAGAAATTATTAGGTCATCATATAGTTGGAGATACATACGTAGTAAATGGAGATGAATTATGAAAAATAAAATAAGGAAATATTTAAAGAACTTAGGATTAAATATGAAACTTTATAATGGATATTTTATGACTGATACAAAAATAGTAGCAAAAATAGATGATACTATAGTTTATATCAATTATGATTTTAAAGGTCATAGAGCATATCCAATAAATAATGAATAAGATATTCCTTGAGGAGCGAGCATTATTCAGCCTATTCCTTGCCATGTTTACCTCTTATTGATACAGAGGGTTTCGGCTTATTAGGTAGCTCGCTCCAAAATTTATAATTATTAATTAATGGAGGCATTATGGGAAGAGTTAAAGAAACTGATGATGATGATAGTGTATTTAAAAAAGCTAGAGATGAAAGAGCTTTTATAAATATAGAAGAAATAGAATGGATGTCTAATTGTTGTTTTGAACCGCCACACAGAGATATACTTGATACTGGCGAATATGACAAAGGATTAGATACTGGTAGAGAATTTGATACACAACCAATCGGTTTATGTAGTAAATGTAAAGAAGGCGCTATATTTTATATGGTAGAGGAGGACAGTGATGAATTTCTCGGAAGATAAAATAGAATTATACATTGAAAACATAATAAAGTGTAGAAAACAGAGAAAAGCGATATTGCAAAACAAAAAGGCTAAGGAGGCCAAAATAAAATGGCAAATGATACAATAACAATCAACTTATTACAAAACGGAGAGTTCAGTCCTAGAGATACATCATCTACAACAGTAGGCGAATTAAGGAACGAACTAGAAATACCATCAGATGCAAATGTAATGGTAGGTGGAACTATCAGACAGAACGACTTTGTTCTAGAAGATGGTGCGTTAGTTGCTTATGCGAGCAATAATAAAGTTGGTGGATAATAGATAATAATATAAAGCCCTGTGAGTCTCACGTGAGTATGAAATACGGCTACCGAGCTTGGGCTTTATAAAATAAAACGATAAGGAGAAAAGATGATAGAAATATATGATGGAAGAAGAGATAGAAAAGTAAGTGAAATAGATTTTATTAAGAATTTAAGTCAAGAACAATTAAATAAAGTAGCTGTTGGGCCTCAAGATAGATTATTAGAATTAATTAAATATTTTAATGAAGTATTTCAATATGCAAAGATTGAAGGTAGAATAGATGTTACTAATAAATGGGCTTGGAAACGTGGTTCTTATGATGTTATGAGAGAGTATTTAAATGATAAATTGCAAATAAATAAAAAAGCTATGTCAATGTCTAAAATATTAGAAAGAGCTCAACACAATGCTAATTTCTTAGGTTATATGCGTAAGAAATCATATCAATTAGAATCAGAAAGACGCAAACTCATAAATATGGGCATTCCTAGAGATGTAGATACTGATAAATTTCAAAGTATGTGCATAGATATGGCAGAAAAAATAGAAAATGCTTGCAATAATGCTAATAACATTATAGAGAATGTAAACTTAAAGCCATATATAGGTATAAATAGTAGCGATGAAATAATGCTTTATTTAGATATTATGCTAACAGGTCTAAATATGAGTATAGTTCAAGATTCAACAATAGTAGAAACTAACAAATTATCACCAATTAGAATAATGGTAAATGTTGATTTTAGGAAACTATTAAATAATCAAATGTATACTGTAAATTTTAAGGGCAAATATATAGATGATTATCATATGTTTCCTTATTTAAATTCAGAAACTTATTATCGTAATTGGGGTAATGTATGCTTAGACAGACATCACGAAGATTTTGTAAGAGCATTTAAAAAGTTAGATTTTGTTAGTATGTCAATGATATTAATGCAATGGGCTCAATATTATAATGTTGGACACTCTAATCCATATAGTCAGCCATATCTTTTACATTATGGTATGCCTAAAGACAAAAGTCAATCTTATAAACAATTGTTTGTAGCTGGTACAATTCAAAGTACTTGCCAAACAACTCAAAATAGAATGACTCAAGACTCTTCTGGAATAGACAAACTTGTATCTAGCAAAAAGTTATGTCAAGATATTGAATGTCAATATATAGGTAATTGTGATATTTACGAAACATATAATCGAAAAATAAATCTATATAATAAACATAAATATTTAGGCGATGCTATATATATGGAACTTGTAAATCATGCAATAGTTAATGATTTTGACCAAGAAGCGGTATCAAGCATGTTTGAATCAATAACTGGGCAATATATATCTTATTATGCTAATGGAAATGATTTGATTTCAAAAGAAGAATATCTAAATCTTTGGTATGATAAGTTTTTAATATATTTTGCAACAACATACGAAAAGAATGCTAATGCTTATTTATATGATTATTTAATAAATAATAGATTATTAGAGAAAGCAGAAATAAAAACAGAGAATACAGACACAGATAATATAAAACAGATGATGATGGCCTGGGCTACATCAGAAGGAGCAAGATAATGAAGTTAGAAGAAGTGTTTTACATAAAAGAAAAAGACTGGTATAAATTACAAGGTTGGGCTACAATAGCGTATGAAGAAGATAAAAACGAAATATCTGGATTAATGACAGCAGTACCACAAGAAGACGGCAGATTCAAATTAGGTGATGTAAGGATTCTTAAACAAAAGAACTCTAGCACTAATACTGAATTAGACGGTGATGCTGTTGCTGAATATACTATGAAGTTTGGTATGAAATATAATAATCCAAATATGAAGTTTGTTTGGTGGCATTCACATCATACTATGGGAGCTTTCTGGTCTGGTACTGATGAAAATGAAATAGATGAATGGAAGAACAATAGTTTTTCTTTGGCTTTAGTTATAAATCTTAAGGAGGAGTATAAATTCAGAGTTAGTGTATGGAATAACAATGGATTGCCAATAGAAGAACATATTGATACTACTCTTACTATTGAAAGACCTAAGCCAAAAGTCAAAGTAACAGATGCTATGAAAGTAGAATATCAAAACCTTTGTTCTAATCTTCATCAGCCTGTTGTTGGAAATACAAATATCTGGGGTTGGGGTTATAACAGAATTAACACAAACCCTAGACAATTGACATTAGGACAAGAAAAAGAGCTAACATACGAAAAAGAATACGCAGCTGCATATGAACTATTAGAAAGCCTGCAAGATGACTTTGTAAGTGGTACTATTAAAGTAAAGGATTATAAAAAAGAAATAAAATCTTTTAATAAACAATGCTTAGATAAGAAACTACCATTTAAAGCAAAAGTTATAAAAGGCAATGGTATTACAATAATGAATAAGCTGATGACTTTAATGCCAAACGAATTGTTCGAATGGGATGATAATAGATTAAAGGATACGTATGAAGAGCGTGAATTTCAAAGAAACTATGGAGGATACACAGAATGGCTATAAATATGAGAAGTAGAGGACTTGTAGATAATTTAAACAAATTCAACTTTCATATATTGGGTTGCGGTGCTATAGGTAGTGCCGCAGCTATCCAATTATGCAGGATGGGTGCAACAAAGTTTGCTTTATATGATAATGATAAAGTAGATACGGCTAACATAGGCGTATCACAGTACACAATGTACGATATAGATTATCCTAAAGTAGATATGTTACACGGAAAGTTAAAAGATATAACTATTGATTTAGAAGTTCAATGTATTGATGAAAAGTTTATCAATTATATACATATGAACAATGATGACATAATTATATTAGGTTTTGACAGTATGCAATCTAGAATGGATGCAGTAAAAGCTATAAACAACTGGCAAGGATGTAAGCCATATGCTTTAATAGATGGTCGTATGGGTGCAGAACATTATCAACAATATGTTTTGCTAAGACCTACATTAAAAGACTATAAAAAGATATGGTATTCTGACGAGAATGGTAGTGAAGAGCCTTGCAATATGAAAGCTACTAGTTATTGTAGTAATATGAGTGGTAGTTTTATAGCAAATGCAGTAAGAAAAATAGTCAAAGAACAACCTTACGAGGATTTTGTCTCTTTTCATTTTCCTACTATGTCGATAGAAAAAAATAGTTGCATATTTAAATAATAAGTATTAACTTAGTAAGCTTGAGGGAGTTAGCAATAACTCTCTTGAGCCCTTTCGTTAACTAAAAGAAGGAGGTGCAATGTCACTGAAAAAAGTAAAAAGAAAAGCTATATCAAATGACCCTAAAGTAATGTTATTATATGGAGCTCCTAAAGTAGGTAAAACTACTGCTTTAAGTCAATTAGAAGATTGTTTAATAATTGATACAGAGCAAGGTGCTAATATGGTAGAAGGCTATATAGAGTCTGTAAACAATAGAGAAGAGTTGATTACGCTTTTAAGAAAGGCTCAAGAAGGCCACGACTATAAGTATGTAGCAATAGATACTATAGACAAAGTAGCTGAATGGGCAGAAGAAGCTGTATGTAACGAAGAACAAGTATCAGCTGTACAAGACTTAGCATTTGGCAAAGGCTTTGCGATGGTAAGAGAAAAAGTTCTAAATACAATAAAAGCAGTTAAACAAATATTTCCTCATGTAATTATCATCGGACATAGGAAATGGGCGAGAGCCGTGGTAGACAGTAAAGCTATAGTAGAACCAGAAAGTCTAGATTTAACAGGTAAATTAAAGAATATGTTAATGGCAGACTGTGATGCTATAGGCTATGTTTATCGAGATGATGAAAAAGGCAAACTAATGATATCATTTAAAGCAAATGAAGCGTTAGAAGCTGGTAGTAGAAGTCCTCATCTGAGAGGCAAAGACATCGAGTTAAAATGGAAAAGTATCTACAAAGGAGATAAATAATGGCGATATTCAAACCCGAAGTTGCAGAATTTAGCAACGATAATAATAAGTTCTTAGGCATAAATAAATTTGCTATAATGCATTTCGAAAATAAGTCAGGTATGTTTGATTGGGCTGACTTATACTTAGAAGTGGAAGTTAAACAAGAACATAGTGATTACAATAGAAAGTTACAGATAAAAGGCTCATTTGAAAAAGATTCATCAGGTAATATAACTGGAGGTAGTGTATTAAAAAGATTATATAATTTCTTTGACGCTATAGGTTGTACTGCTGGAATCAATGTAAAAGGCGAATGGGAAGATGGAGAAGGTACTAAAATAGAAGATATATGTGATTATTTATCAACTAGATTTGTAGCTAGTTCTAATTCAGATTATGAACCTTCATCATACGATTATATTGCTTATTTCTATAAAGAACAGCCTAAAAAGCCTGGTGCTAAAGCTTATACTAATGTATGGCCTAAAGTATATAGATATAGCGAAGACAATCAAAAGAAATTACAAAGTGATATCGATTGGTTGAAAGGCAAAGGTTATCTTAAAGAGTTAACAGATGAAGTTAAAACTGCTCCAGAAATGAATGGTAATGGTTTAGCTAATCTATGAATTATGTTGAGATAGCTAGAGGTACACCTTTTAATAGAGGTATTATTATTCCTGTTAATAAACTTCATTCCTTTATGAGTCCGAATGAAGCCTTGTATCGCAGCGTTTATTTATATGACGAATCAGCTGTTGAATATGTAAAAGACAAAGGTAGTTTAAAGAATTACTTTGGTGTTAGATATATTGACAAGATTCCCGTAGATATAGATAAACAAGACAGGAGTGATGAAAGAACTTTAGATATCTTGAGAGGTACTATCCTAGAGCTAGAAGAAGCTGACATTAGCAGTCGGAGCTATCAAGCTTACTTTTCTGGCTCTGGGTATCACCTTATTCTTTCTGGGGAGTTGTTTAATTTTAAGTCTGGTACAGATTTACCATTTATAGTCAAACAAACTATGAAGAAGTTGTTGCCTGGAATAGATTCTAGTATTTATATGAGAACTGGAATCTATAGGCTTCAACATACGTTAAATCAAAAAACAGATTTATTTAAAATACCTTTGACAAATGATGAGGTATTAAACAAAGACCCTAAAGAAATCTTTGAGTTAGCTAAAAGTTCTAGGTTAGACTTTCAATACCATATATTAGAAGCTAATGGAGAACTAGAAAAAAGAGTAGTAACAGAGGTTCCAGATATTAGAGTATTTAATAAAGTATCAGAACCTAGCAAAATAATACCTTGTGTTCAATCTATGCTTAACAATGGAGCAAGAGAAGGTAGTAGACATCTTACAGCTATGAGAATCATTAGCCATTTTAAAAGACACGGTATACCTAGTCATTATGCAAAAGTATCTATGTTGCATTGGAATAACAAAAGTATGCCAGAATCAGCTATTATGGAAATGGTAGAAAATGTTTATAATAGAAATTATAAATATGGTTGTCAAGATACTATTATGTTAGAGCATTGCAAAACACAATGTATTCACTTTTCTAGAAAAGATTATTTAGTAGATATTAAATCATCTGATGAAATGCAAGGAGAGTTAGAAGAAAGATTAACTACTGATTTTAGTGGTAAAACAATAGATTTGGGAAGAGCATTAGGCTTAGACGTAGAATCTACTATTTATCCAGGCGAATTAGTAACAATCTTTGGTCCAACTGGTTCTAACAAGACTACATTTGCACAAAACTTAGCATTAGGCGTAGATTTTGTAAATGATAAAATTGTCAAAGAATGGCAAATACCAACGTTATTCTTAAGTTTAGAGCTATCTTCTTGGTATATGCACAGAAGACATTTACAAATAGTTTCTGGCAAAAGTAAAGACGAAGTAAACAACAATCATGAAGCTTTATATCAATCTCACAAAGATGAATTAGAGCATATTATGATACAAACAATATCTCCAACTTTAGATAAAATTTATGAAAAAGTCAGGGAATTACAACCACAATTAGTAATTGTAGATTATATAGATTTAGTAGATACTCCAGTTAGTTATAGAGGAGAATACGAAAAAATAAAGTATATATCTCACGGATTATCTAATATGGCTGTAAACAATGATTTGATTGTAATACAGATATCTCAAGTAAGTAGAGAGTATAGCCGAAACGAAGTGTTAGATTTATATGCTGGTAAAGGTAGTGGTGCAATAGAAAATGCATCAAGAAAAGTTATTGGTTTAAATGGTCAGTCAAAGTCTCCTAAAAGAGATGTAAGATTATTTAAAAATACTGATGGCGAACTATTTGACACACATGTAGAATGGACACCTAGTTTCAGATTAAGGAGGGTAAATGCGTAATTTACTTGCTATATATGCACTAGACGATGTAACTTTCATTCGTTTCTTGTATATATTTAAACTTGGGTTTTTGCACCCAAGCGATGTACCTGGAAAATTAACAGGATTGATAATTGGAATATGGCGATTTGAAGTTCAGTTAATATTAGGATTCTGGGACAAAGGAGAGCAACATAGCATACAAGAAAGTGCTAGTGCTTAAACAAATAACAAACAAAGTTCTTTCTTTTACACAAAAGAACTATAAGAGGAGTTAATACTTTGAAAGCCAATGGCAATAAAGTGAAACGCTACTCAAAGCCTAAAAGGGGACGCAAGTCCCCTAAAGGGCTAACGATTTGGGAAGAAAAATTTAATAAAAAACTTAAAAAGCATCATAAACATTTTGCTAAAAAAGTATTTCATCGATTAATGAAAAAGTCGTCAACATTAAGAACGACTTTAAAGAGAAGGAGTAAAGAATATGAGGTCGAATTTAACATATCTCTTGCTGAAGTTAGAGAAATGCTTTACAAATCTTATGGACGGAAGTGTAGGTATTGCAATACGAATTTACTTGTCAATAATATGGCATGTGACCATATTCATCCTCTTTCTTTGGGTGGTGTATCTACTCCTGAAAATCTCCAAATGATTTGTATGCGTTGTAATACGAGAAAAGGCCCTTTAACAGACAAAGATTATGGAAAGCTGTTAAAATGGCTTTCTAGACAAAAAGAAGACTTAACAAAATACGTATTAAGGAAATTATCAAGTAGAGATTTTTAATTAATGAGAGGGTCCTCGTATCGTGAGAGCGGGGGGGTTCTTTGGCGTTGCTCAACGTCTCCTTATGACCTAGTTAGCCCTCTCATAAAATTAGGGCAAACGACACGGCAACGGTGAGCAGTTGCAATTAGATTGTTACCGACTCTGGAAAACACAAGTAACAATGTTAATCTGTTCAACAAATGTTTGCCCTATTAAATTGGAGGAAGTATGGAAGTATCGAAAATAATTTTAGGAATTTCATTAATTACAGGAGCTATGACAGTAGCTATTGTAGCATATGAATATTTTAAAGATAACTATAAAGGATAGAATGATAAAAAAAGTAAATAGAAAATCTATGATTATTAGAGATTCTGGACGTAGTAGTGACTTTATTACACCTAGCTTTGGCTATGGATGTCTGTATAAATGTAACTATTGTTATATGCGTAGACGTGTAAAAAAAGGTGTTACAATAGCATCAAATGCACACGAAATACTTGACGCTTTGGATAGGCACTTATGGCTATTAAAATGGCCTAAAATACCTAATCAAACGCACGAAAAGTATTATACATACGATTTTAGTTGTAATGAAGATTATGTCTTGCACTTAAAGTACCATCAATGGGAGTATTTGTTTGATTATTTCAAAGATAATCCTAAAGCTATGGGTACAGCTGCAACAAAATATGTTAATAAAAATATGTTGAGCTATGATGCAAATAGAAAAGTTCGTATAAGGTTTAGTATTATGCCTCAAGAACTATCAGACAAACTAGAACCTGGAACATCTAAGATTATAGATAGAATAAAAGCAGTAAATAACTTTTACGAAGCGGGTTATGATGTTCATTTAAATTACTCACCTATTATAGTATACGATAATTTTGTAGAAGGTTATACAAAGTTGTTTAAGCTAGTAGACGAAATAGTAGATGACAGTATAAAACAAAAAGTAAAAGCAGAATGTATATTTTTGACACACAATAAAGAAATGCATGAATACAATATTAAAAATGAAATAAAAGGTGAGGAACTGTTATGGAATCCAGAATATCAAGAAGATAAAACTTCTGAATATGGTGGAGAAAATATAAGATATAATCGCTTTTATAAGAATAAGTGTATTACAGCGTTTAAATTTTTACATAATGAAAATGTAAGTTGGCAAAAAATACGTTACATATTTTAAATAATTTGGTGGTGGTATAAAAACTCTAAATATATATCATGGTTAGTTAGGCTAAGAAGCTATCAAAAAACACAACATTGCCTGGCTGGAAGTTGCAGGAACCACTAAAAAATGGAGAAAAAAATGAAACATATTAAAAATGTAGAAGCAGTATACGATATACTTGTAGAAGTAAGAAAAGTTTTTAAAGCATTAAATGGAGATACTATAGTTGCACTAAACAGAATGAGTGCACTTGTCACAAGAATTGATAGAATATTGGAGGATAATAATGAAAAACAATAATTTAAATAGCCAAGAAACTAAAGCTAGAAGAATATTAGCTATTAAAGAAAAGTCTAAAAAATTTGATGCTAAGAAGTATCAAAAAGAACGTTATGCTAAAATAAAAAAAGATAGGGAGTGGTGGTTATAATGGGAAGACCTAAAAAAATAAGAAGTAAATTCTGGTTAATATGGTACAGAAAAGTAAGAGGCAAATCAATTGACTGGATTGCTAATAGATATAAAGTATCTAAAAGAACTGTATGGAGACATTTGAAGTGATAAACGGAGGCGCTATGGAATCAGCTGAAAAACTAAGGAAATACCAAGTAAAAACTAATAAAAACAATAAGTTTGACATTGACCTTGACTTTGGTGTTCATTATGAAAAAAGCCTGGCTAAAACACTAGCTATGGGCAAAATAGAAGTAAAGACAGAAAGAGATAAATGGAAATCTACTGGTAATATAGCAGTAGAACTTGCTTGTAGAGGTAAACTAAGTGGTTTAAATGTTACCGAAGCAGAATGGTGGGCTCATATTTTAAGTTATAAAGGCGAAATAATAACAACGTTGTTAATACCTGTAAATAAATTAAAAGTATTAGTCAAAGAAATAGTTATGGAGGGGAAAGGGAAGATGGTAATGGGAGGAGATGATAATCAGAGCGAAATTGCATTAATCCCTTTAAAGGAGCTAATGAGTGGAATTCAAGAAAAATAAGAAGTATTACTCTAGTTTAACAGAAATAGAAGACTGCTATTGGCTATGTGATAACCCTTTGTTTTTGTGCGGAAATAAAGGGTTATTTCCCGTCTATAGAGCTGAAAAAAGATATGGTGTTTTAAATAAGAACTATCACGAACTAGTATTAAAAGAAATACCTGAAAGTAAAATGAAAGAATTAGGAGAAAAAGCGATTCCTGGAAATAATAATGCTAAAAATATATTAAGCTTTGAAAAGGAGGTAAATAAAAAAAATGAGTTATTCAAAAAACTATAATGACATTAAAGTAATTATAGATGAAATAATTGGAGTTGAGACACAACAAGGCAAGAATTTAAAAAAAGCTATAAAAAAGTACTTTGAATTAGAAGCTTTTAATGTTAAATTAATAACTGATAATCCAAATGTATATGAAACAAAGTATGTTAAAGTTTCTGAATTTAAATATAGCGAAGAAATGAAAGATGCGATGAACAAATATACTGATAAAATTAAAGCGAATTTGGATAAAATTAAAGCAAAAGGAGATTATTGCGGTATAAATGGTTGAGATACCTAAATATTGCAGTTTGCAAATAATATGAGTGATGGATTTAGAGTTAGAAAAAAACCTACAATTAAAGAAATAACGTCTACTATATTAGAACTAAATAATAGAGTTAATTCTATGATGGGTTTATTAAGCGAGCTTGAAAAAGCATTTAGCTTATATATTGAAATGAAAAATGATAATGAAAACTTTACAAAATACATAGATGAAAAAGTCAAAGAATACGAAGCGTCCCAATCTGACTCAAAACGAGATGAGACTGTTGCTGAACAAGATATTCCAACAGATTCAAGCGATGAGGGAAGCGGGTCAGAAAGAGTACGCAAGAAAAGAAAATAACGCATTCGGAAACTTTGAAAGAGTTGCTGACAACCTTGATTTAGATAGGAAGGAAGTATTACTTGTCTATTTATTAAAGCATATAGACGGTATTTGCTCTTACGTAAAAGGCCATAAAAGCCAAAGAGAAGATATTAGAGGTAGACTAACAGATTCTATAGTTTATTTGTGTCTTCTTTGGGGAATGGTAGATTGCGATGATTAAATGCCCAGTTTGTAAAGAGTTAATTAGTCCTTCATCAGTAGCATATAAAGCCTCTTGTGGTTTTGTTAGTGAAGATGGAAGTTTTCATGAGCAAGAGTCTGTATTAATTCACAGAGAATGTCATTACGATTATACATACAATCCTTTTAGCGAACTAGAAGAACTTTTAAAAAACGGTTAAATAAATGGGTTTGGAGATATTTTCGTTCTTCCTGGAAATCCTGTTATAGGTAACCTGCTAAATAAGCCTGACATACCAGTATATCCTGTCTCTTTTTCTGTTTGTAATATCAATCTAATTAAATCATCATGATATTTTTTTACTTCTTGTAAATTCTTAGGATTTACGGGACCAGTACCAAAATCCCCTAAATAAGTAGCAACAACATCGTCAGGTCTACCAGGTTTAGGCATTAATCTAGCGTCAAATGCTCCCTTTTGACCATGAACCATTCCTCTGTATTTGTAATCACCTCCTAAAGCTTTATCTGTAGCAAAAGTATTTCGATTAGGAGTAGTTCTTCTAGATATATCAAAAATTCTCATACCAGCGCTAGTATCATATACCCTGAATTTTGCTTTTTTATTATTTTTAGTATATTCAACCATATTATTAATTGCTGCTCTTCTTGCTTGCTCTCTAGGACCTTTAAATACAACTTGTTCAGGAACGTGTGATTTAGCGTCTTCAAAATCAATATCTATCATTGGAGTTTTTTTGAACCTTGCCCAATAAGATGGACTTGCTTTACTATATGCTGGATTATAAAAAATACCTTTTCTTAATGCTACATTTGCAGTAGGTTGTTTTATTTGTTCTGCAGACATATCATTTAATTGGCTCCATAAAATTTCTGAATCTTTTTTTGCAAAAGGGCCTGATTGGTCCATTAAATCAAGGTTTCTTGTTTTGTTACGCCAGATATCAAATTTTCTAGTATCTTTAAATATAGCTATATTGGGATTAATATTTGTTATTCTAGCAGCTAAATAAGGAGCTTTATTTTTAGTTTTAGGATTAGCTAAAGATTTAATTAATTCTATTCCTAGGTTGCGAGTTTTAGGGTCTCGCATAGCAGCTTTCCCTGTAATTTTAAATAAATGTGTCATCCATTTTTGCATTAAAAACCTACCTTAGGTTGATTATATCTAACACCTTCTTCAATCTTTTTCTTTCTTTCTGTAGAAAACTTTTGCAAATCTCTTAAGGGCATACCAGCCATTTTTTCTAATAATCTAGAAGGATTTTCTATCAAACCTTTACCTGGTTGAACTAAATCTCTAATTATTCTGCCAAATGGAAACATTGTATATACTTGATAATCACTAAATTTAGTGTAATCATCTTTTGCCCACTCCATTATACCTGCTATAGGAAATCTTGTAATAGGAGGGGTAATCATTTGCAATGGAGCAATAGCAGTAGGTAACACGCCAAAAAAAGCTCTTTCTCTATCTTTTTCATTTCCAAATAACCAATCAGCTGTATCTTGAAACCAGCTTAAAGGCTGTGGCAATGCATTGTCAAACAAACTATACATAAACATATTACCTAAAGCCAATACCAATAAATCAATTGTCATAGTTCTTTGAAATTTTTCATATGCTGAAGTACCAGGTTTAAAACCGTATCTAGCAGCTTCTCTTGTAATATCATTACGAAAACGTGTCGAATTCCACGCATATAATTGAAACCTAGACATAACCTTACCTAGAGCAGTTCTCGCAAACATAGGCCTTTGTGGAGCTTCATATAAGAATTGCGTAGCTTTTACACCTTTTTTACCCATCTCTATTAAAAACGGATGTTCAGGGTCGGTTATAGCTCCTCCGAACCTTTCCCAAGCTCTTATATAATGTGCCATAAAAGCATCTCTTCTTAAAGTTCTTTCAGGTATAGACATAAATTTAGAAGCTACAGACATCATTCTATCACTTAACTTATACTTTTTACCTAAAGATAATACTTCTTTTCTTTCTATAGGCTCTTTTGAATTAATCTTCGAAGACAATTCTCCTATAAAACTTTCAATACTCTTTTTTGTATTAGCATCTTGACCCAAACCTAATTCGTGAATCATAAACTCTGGAACAACACCTTTTTTAACTACCCAATTTTCTACATCTTGCAAACTATTAAAATTAGGATTAATTCTTTTTAAATATTTTATATCTCTAGCTTTCATAAACGCACCATGACCTGCTGATTGTATTGTATGCAAGCTACCACCAAATATATTAGTAACAGCAGATTTAGGATGCGCAAGTAAAGAAGCTAACTCAAACTTCGCCTCCATATTTGACCAATGTCTAATATCATTAAACGTAAAATCTTTTAATTCTTTAGGCAAATCACTTTCTCTTATACCTAGTTTTTCTCTAACTTTATTAACTCTATCTAATACTGTGCTATCTGCAAACCAAGCATATGGAGTTCCTTTCAGTTTCATATCAGGGTCGTCATACCATTTCTTAGGAATAACATCTGGTTGTCCCATAGCACCTTGTACATAAAGTTTAAAATACCTTTCCCATTTACTAGCTAGCTTATTCCCAAATTTCTTTGTCATTCTTTCTTTAGCGTCATGAATAGTTTTTCTTGACATAATTTGATTCATTTGTTTAAAATAAGTAGAAGTAAGATTTCTAGCATATGCATTCATTACACTCATATCTTTAGACCATCCGCCTACATGACCTTCTCTTTGCATCATAGAACCAAAACTAGTGTTCATATCTGTCCATTTTACAGTTTGAGCAACTTTTCCTTTCTTTTTAGCAATATCTTTTAAACCTTGATTGATTTCTAATATATCTACTTTGTCAAAATCCTGTATATCTTGAAACTCCCATTCTCCTGTAATAGTATTATGCCTCATTAACAAGCTTTGTATTCTAGATTTCTTTTGTTTTTCATTTAAATTAGGATTATTTCTTATAAAATCTAAAGTCCTTTTTATGTTTAATTCAGATGTCCTTTTATCAAAAAACATATGAGGCCAGTAATAAGAAAAATCAATAGGTTTTGTAGCTTTAATTTTCCAGTTTTTATATGTTGCTTTCTGTTCAGGAGTTTTAGCCAAATCATACATCATTGAACGCTGTATATGCCTCATTCCGTCAATACCTAAATTAATAGGAATATCATCTCCTCTTTCAAGAGACTTAGTCATATCTTGTACAAATAATTTCCAATTCATTCTAGGCTGTGTTTTGCTTTCGTCAAAATATTTTCCAGTTTTATACCTATTTATTGATTTGCCATCACCAGACATTAGTGGAAAAAATGATTCAAATCTTTCAGCAACTTTCTTTTTAATACCAGTTAAACTTTTTTCTTTATTCCCGTTTACAATTTCAAAACCAGTAGCTTGTATTCTTTTATTATTATCATTCAATAAAGTAAACTCTTTGTCTTTTAATTTAGGCCAATTAAACTCTTTTTCTGTCGCTGCTCTAGATTCATCATAATTAAGCCTGTAATGTTCTTTCATATCAGATTCTAAATTACGTCTATTATCAATGCTTTGTTTCATCCCAAGTTCTGCTTGACTTACAGCTATTTGAAATAAACCGTTGCCTTCTTTAAGTTCTGATATATTTATAAATTGATTTTCAATATCTTTTGCTAAAACTTCAGCTTTACCAATAGCCAAACTATTTGCTTCGTGTGCTTGGTTCATCAGCATTTCTAAGAAATAAGTAGGTCTTCTAACATAGCCTTCTTTAATTTTTCCACTTTTAGTCAAATACCATTGTTTTTGTTTCAACCATTTAATATCATAAGCCATTAGTTCTCTATTAGTAGTCGCTGGAAACATTCCATAATATCTTTTCATTATTTCTGGAGTAGGATTTTTTCTAAGATTTTGAAACCAAGTTCCAGATTCCACTTCTCTTAAAAAGTTTCTTACTTGAACAAAGTCTTGTTTAGTAAAAGCATTTAAATCTTTACCCATTCCCTCAGGGTCTACCGCAGCTGTAATCCCTCTCATTTGTTCATTTAAGTCTGGAATATTATTACCTAATTTATTATTATATCTTTTTAATATAGTAGCTATTTCAGTAATAACAGCTTTATCTTTTGCAGTAACTTCGCCTTTTTTAATCCCAGCATATCCTTCTCCTTTGTGAGCAGACATAACTAAATCATCAGCTAAATTTTGCTCATTTATCGGAGCTCTATCTAGCACATTTGATACTCCTAAAGTAGTAGCTTCAAACGTAGGTTTGTCTAATGGAGTCCAAATTTTATTAAAAACATTATTCATAGATTTTAAATGATTTTGTATAGCTATGGGAGATATTTCTTCAGAATTAAATGCTAATCTACTTTGAGTAGTTCTTGCAGTTTCTTTTATTATTTTACTTACTAATTCTCTAAATACAGGACTTCCTTTTTTTGGAGGCAAAGCTTTTATTAATCTATTTACTTTATTCATATCACCTCTATCTAAAGTGCCTATAAATAAATGGTCAAACAATTCTCTTTGTGCATCAGTTTTTAATCCATCTTTATATTGTCTTATTTTAGCATCTAATTGCTTTTGGTCCCAGACAGTAGACCTTTTATCTCCTTGTATATCTTGTAAGTTTTTCTTTATACCTAATAATGCATTTACAAATTCTATGTGTTCTTTATCTTTAGCAGTTCCAGCAATAGCATCATAGTCTAATTGCATTCTTTCTTTTCTAGACAAATAGCTTCTAGCTTTAAACTTAGCTACCGCATTACTAATGCTTTTTAAATCTTGAATAGGCATTCTTTCTTTTTCAAGTATTCTTTTAACAGATTTTATTGTAGCCATAGTAGCAACATCATTAGATAAAAAGTCTTCTGCTTGTCTATTCATTTGCTCTAATATAGAAAGTCTTTCTTTGTAGCTATACAATCTAGCTAATCTAGCTTCTTTTCCACCATATCCTTCAAATTCTTTGCCCCAAACAGAATGTTTAACAACATTTAAAAACTCTTTTAAACTTGCAGGGTCGTCTCTTAATGCTAATTTTCTTCTAACAGCAGGGTCATGTAATTCGTGAACTAAATTTGCTTTTATATGGTCATTATAAGTAACTGTAAATGTACTTCTATTCATAGCATCTTTAAGCCAATTGCCAAACTTTCCTTTTTTATCAGTAACTATATCGTTTATTTCTGTATATGTTTGTTCTATAGAGCCTCTATCAACTCTTCTAAATAAATTATCACTCCAATCTAATCCTTCTAAAGTATCAACTATTTTTGGTAATATAGTATTTATTTGTTTCTTGCTAAGCATTCCTATATCAGAAGCCAAATGATTTACTTCATCCATAGAATAGTTCCTGCCTTCACTCCAATTTCTTCCAAAATAAGCACTGTTCATATTTTTAAATGCACCTAACAAAGATGGAGGTATACTAAAATCACTTCTATCTCCATAATAATCTCCCATAGACCAATTTTTAGGCTCTTCTTTTAGTTTAATGTATTTTTTACTTTTAGGATTATATTTTTCAAACTTAACATTAAAATATGAATCATACATAGTCTTAAAAAAGTGACTATGTTCTCTTAATCCAGCCTCATCCATAGGGTCTGATGCAAAAGCTGTCTGAGCTCTTGCCATTTCTCTTTGATATGCTAAATCTTTTTTGCCAAATTTAGGAGTAACAGTTACTCTAAAAGTACCACCATTTTTCCCTCTTTTAAATACAGTAAATACATCTTTTCTACCATCTGCTTCCATTAAAGCATTAAATGTAGACTTCATTACTTGAGATTGAGATACAGCTAATCCTAACATATCTCTACCTTTCACAGCTCCTTGAGAAGCCATCATTCTTGAAAAAGGAGAGTAATATAAAGCTTTACTTTCTTTTAATGGATTTCCTGCGCCTGAACCTATTGTTAATACTTGTGCAAATGTTTGTCCTTTATAAGGGCCATGTTGTATAACTGCATTTTTATTATCTTCAACGTGTGTTTGAGTTTTATTATAGTATTCATTTTTATTTGCGTGTATTGCATCTAGCCAAGATTCTTTCATACCATAACCAGTTCCATCTTTATTCTTTCCACCAAAATAGACAAATGCTTCATCTCCATCAAGGTCAGCACCACCAAGTGCTCTCATAGTTTTAGAATTAAGCATTACTCCATGGCCTTTTCTCCCTGTAAAGCCTTTAAATTGCAGTTTATGCGCTCCAGATATACTATCCATAGGAACACGCAAAACTAATGCATTCCAGTATTTTGCAAAGTCTGGATTATTTTGTTGTTTGTCCCATAATTCCCCAAGTTTTTTATATTTTCCATTGTCTAATCTTATTTTAGTGTTTCTATAAGCATCATCTAAATAAAATATAGTATCGTTTGTATCTAATTCTTTAAAATCTTTTTGCATCCATTTGTCATAAGGTCTCATTCTAGCTAATAAGGAATTTTCTATTTTAGGCCTAGTAACTGATTTGACAAAGTAATTATGTAGCACCGATGCTTTATAATCTCTTACAAATTTATGCATAAAAGCAGGATATCCTGTTTGTCCAGCAGCATTTGCCTCTTCTCCTACTATAGCTGAATTTTTTAACAATCTATCTATAGGAGATACTGCTTCTGTAAATTGCCTTATTCTTTCAGCTCTTTGTTCTGCAGTTGTTTCTCCGTCTTGAAAAGACATTTCAATATCTTTCTCTACTATTCTTAACATTCTTTGCAATGCTAATTCTGCAAATCTTTCAGCCCCAGGAGTCTTTAAAGTTTTAATTAGTTTAGGCGTAGATAATTCTTCTAAATTTTCTACTAAAAAATCTATTTTATCTTCAGATTTAGTTAATCTGTATTCTTCTAATACTTTATTGTAGGCTTCATTACCATCAAAGTTCTTTTTAATAGTCTCTTGGAATACATCTTCTATGACATACTTGTCCATTGGTGTGCTAGTAAATTGATGCAAATTTGTAAATAGCTGTTTAACCAGTATTTGTTTTTGCTCCATATGAGGGTCTTGTATAACTGAAGTGCTATATTTAACACTTTCTGGGTTAAGTTCATATATTTTACCTCCAGTAAATTCTAAACCTCCTTGTTGAACTACGTTTAAAGGTTTAAAACTATCTGTTTTTTTATCATAAGTGTATCCTTTAGCTGCTGCAAATTCAGCTCTAGACCTGTAAGGGTCAAAATTAGGTATATCAATTCTTTTTACATTCTTTTTAGCTGTAGGAGAGTATACCATATTATTTATAAAAACATCCCATTCTGCTTCTATTTGCTCTTCTGTTCTAAAAGTTCTTAATTGACCTTCTTTAATATTATAGTCGCCAATTAATCTTTCACCAGTTTGTTTAGCTGCAGATTTGTATACAATCATATGCACACCCGCATCTTTCATTTGCTGAGTTGCTTCTGGTCCAACTGCATGCATCATATACTTGCCTAATAAAGCACCTTTATTAACTTCTCCTTTAGCAGTATATTCAGGTGTATTATCTATAATAAAGGACTTTTGTTGTCCAGAAGCTGGATGACCTGCGTCTTTATTAACAACGTCTATATAATCATCTCTTACTAATATAGCTCCATCTTGGTCTTCTCCTAATTGAGTACTTCTTGCTTTTAATACAGCTTTTTTTAAAGCATCTGGAAGTAGCGGGTCATTTACTAACATGTATTTTACATTGCCTCTAGGAGACAAATCATCTAATATAATTTTTCCATTTTCGTCTACAGCATTTTTAATAAAATCTTTACTACCACCATATCCATTTGTCATCCATATTTGGTGTCTTTTATTAAAGGCTACTGCGCTACCTATAAATCCATCGCCCATTATCTTATTTATGTTTTCAGGCGTAAATTTGTATCCATTTAAAGACAAATCATATCTCATGTTAGATACTACCATTCTTTCAAAATCTTTTGGTTTTACGCCATATTTGAGCTCCATAAGCTTTTTTTCATTATTTAAGTTAGCAAGAATGTTTTTATCTTTGGTGCCTCTTCTTATAGCATTTATTAGCTGTCTGTATTGCAATTTAATGCCTGTAGCACTTTCACTTTTTAAAGCTGGATGTAATTTGGCAAATACTATTCTACCTTTATCTCCTTGTCCACCAAAAGGATATAAATTGTCTGACTTATAAACTTTTCTTATGATATCGCCTATAAGATTATCTGCAGCTTTTTCAGCATCTTCTTCTGTATATCTTTTTTTTGTAGCAGGGTCTATTTCATTAAATTGTAAGTGCTTTGCTAATCTGTTTAAAGGAACGTCTATAGTAAAGTTTCGTTTACTTTTTCTAGCTACAGTATCAAATATAACAATAGGGCTTTTACTGGCTCCTTTTTCAAGTTTTCCACCTTCATTTAAATAAACTTCTTCTAAAACTTTAGGAGATTCTACTTGTCTTATTGACATACCTGTAGCAGTTGTAGGTCTGTTAGGGTCTGTGAATCCTGGAACTTCATTTGCTCCACCAGTAGTTTTAATTTTTATAACTTGTTTACCTAAATTAACTTCTCTAATCCATTTTCTTAATTCTAATTTTCCTTTTTCAGATAATTCAAATTTCTTATTATTTGTGCTAAAAACTCTTTCCATAACTTTAACAGCTTGGTCAATATTTACATTTTTATCACCTTTTTTAGAATATTTTCTAACAATAGTATCTACTACCTTACCCATATCTAGCATACTATTTCTTTTACTTTGTCCAGTATTACCTTTGTCCCACAATTCTTTCAAATGATTATTAGAAAACATCTCTCCTTTTTTCATCAAAGTGTTGTTTTGAGGAAGAGAGCCTGTGTCAATATCATTTATAATAACACCACTTGTCATATCAATATACTGTGTAGATTCTAATCCTTTATGTTTAAATTGTATATCTTTGTATATATCATCTATTTCTTTAGATAGCTCTTTTTCCTGTTGGGCAAGTTCTCTTGTTCTAACTTTTCCTAAACTAGCATCTTTTAAATCAGCTCTTACATCTTTTAAAAGGAGTTTCTTTTTATCTATCTGTCTATTTAATTCACCTATGTTTTCTAAAGTTCTTTGATGCATTAACTTAGTTTCTTCTTCGGTCAATCCTTTGTCTTTAGTAGGAGTTTTCTTTTTTCCAAAAGTTGCATCAGCTACAGCTATCATAGCTTTATGTTCAGGGGACCCTGCTCGTATTTTTCTACTTCCTATTACAGCAGGATTTCTTCTTAATTTAGGAGTGTAGTTTATAGCCTTAAATCTATTAACTTCAGGAGTCCATCTAAACCAACTTCTTTCTGGTGGGTGGTATACATAAACTTCTTGTAACCCTTTGTCTAAAGCCATTTGAACAGCCCATCCAGTACCGCCTTTTACTGTTCTTTTATTTCCTTCTAATTCAGCAACAGCGTATACAGAATTAGCACCTTTTATTTGAAAATAGTTTCTAGCTATTAATTCATAAGCCCAATCACCATATTTACTTATTTCGCCTCTTCTTAAAGTTCTGTTAGCTTCTTCTAATGCTGGACCAGCTTCTAATAATTCTTTGCTACTAACTCCTCTGTCAACACCTTTTACATTACCTGTTTTTAAAGCTTCAAAAAACTCTGGTATTGTTTTTCTATGAGCAGTAGTTTCTGGCATCATATGTATAGTTGCAAAACCTTTTTTATCTAAAACAGTACTCCAAAGTCTATCAGCACCTTTAGCTCCTCCAGACAAAGCTACTCCTAAAGTATCATCAGCTTTATATTTAGTTCTTTTTTGTATGCCTTTTCTAATAGCAGACAAAGCTTTATACCCATCTGTAGTCCAATTTTCTTTAGGTATTTGGTCTTTTATGCCGTGCAAGTCCATAAGAAGTTCTGCTTGAGCTAAGTTACTTTTTCTTGTACCGTGTTCTAGTTTTCCTAGTTCTAACATTTCTTTTCTTACAATTTCAGGAAACTCTTCAAATCTTTCCCAATCTTTTACTTGTCTTTCATTGTCAAGCTTAGGGTCTTTCCTCATAGCCTTCCTAAACTCTTTCATATTATTTACAGCTTGCATTTTAAACCAAGGCATTTCTTTAGAGCCAAAGTATGCCCCAGCCAAATACTCATATATTTGTTCGGGTGTTGTAGCTCCTCTGGCTGTAGTAGGAAGCCCCATAAATAATCCACCAGCCAAACCTTTTATAAATTTATCCCCAGCAGTAGTTCCAGGTATTACATTTCCTAATATTCTAAAAGCTCCCCCAGCACCTGCTCCACCTATAAAACTATGCATCATTTGGTCAACGCCATCCCACACAGAAGATACTGCACTAGCAGTTCCTAAATGAAAAGCTCCTTCCATTATATGTGCAGCTTTGTCTTTTAAAAAGAATTTAGAAGCATCATCTGCTGCTTTCCACCTAGAATTTCTAGCTCCTTCTAAAACAGGTTTGACAATATTTTTCTTTGCAAGTTTAGTTATTTTATCAGCAGCTAACATAGGAATAGACTTTAACTTAGTAAGTCCAAGAGCTGTACTGGCAAGTCGACTACCACGTTCAGCAGCTTTCATTACGCCTAATGCTTTAAGTGGAGAGCTTAATATACCTGGAACAAATCCAGCCAAATGTCCTATATTTCTAGCTACTGCTTCATATTCGTTATCAGGTGGGTCTGCTATTCTTAATGTTGTAAAACCTTCTATAAAGCCACCACCAGCTTGTTGTAGTGCTTCTAATATAGAAAAGTCCCCTTCATAAAAAGGAACATTATGATACATAGCGTGATTTCTAAGTTCGTCTAATTGTTGTTCTTGGAATCTGTGTGGAGTTCTATCATAAGCTTTTATAAGCTCACGAGTTCTTTGGGCATCATAAGTAGGCTGCCATTGTTGTTGCTGTTGATTTATCTGTTGTTGAGGTATTTGCTGTTGTGGTATGGCCACATTACTTTCCTCCGAATACCATCTTATCTGGTCTTCTTAATCCTCCAGTCTCTTCTAAAGCGTTTTTAGCAATCATTCCTAATTGATATAATGTATAAGCATTCATAGCCAATCCAAGACCTGTGCCTAATCCTCCAGTAAAACTAGTAAGAGCTCCTCCAGCTAACATTCTAGCTCCCATCATTGCCGCTGTTCTTGCTGGTAATTTAGTTGCTAATAATTTTACTAAACTTCTTCTTCCATGTATTTGAGCATACCTAGTTAAATATTTCATTGAGCTTTTTGCTCCTTTACCAACAGCTTTATTATTTGCTGCAGTAAGACCTTTAGTAGCAGTTCCAACAGACTTAGTAGCTGTGTCAACTTTTGCACCAGCTTTTTTAGCTTTTTCAATTAAACTTTTACCTAATTCAGTATTATTAAACTTAGCTTTAGTGACTTCGCTAGGATTTCTATGCAATGATTTAAACTTATTAAAAGCTTGATTATATTTTTTACTTGCAGATTTTACACCTGGTTTAGTTTTTTTAAGATTTTCTTGTGCTTTTTTCAGTACATCTTGAGCTCTTTTTATTCTATTTCTATCAGCTTTTCTTGATTTTTTAGCACCAAAACCGCCTTTATTTTTCATTTTTTTAAGAGTGTCTGCTAATGCTTTTTGTCCTTGAGCTGATTTAATCCATTCAGAACGTCCAGCTTTGCCCATTTGCACTTTAAGAGGATTTATATCTTTAGTAAATTTTGAAAGAGCTCTGTTTAAAACATTGCTTTCACCTTTATATCTTCCATATGCAGCTCCAGCCCCTCTTATTGCAGCCTGACCAGCAACTAATTCTGGCAAACCACTGTCCATTGTACCTGCTATTCCTCCCCCTATAAGTCCTTGAGGTGCATAACTTTGAGCTGCCATTTGTAAAGGACTTCCTTCTGGAGCATAAGTTGCTAAAAAGTTTTTTAAATGTGGATTATTATTGACAAATAACTGCATTTCTCTAGCAGATAAACCTCTGTCTTCTTGATACTGTTCTATCTTTTTTATAATTTGAGGCAAGTAACTTGCAAACATTTGGTCGTATTGTTGCTTATAAGCTATAGGATTTAAAAATGGAGAAGTTTGTATTTCTCTTTGTTCTTTTTTAGTCAATCCTGCGGTAGAAGCAATTTTTTTTCCGTCTTCATTAGTTCCCCCTAAAAAATGAGTTCTTGCATTTAAATAAGCTCTTCCAGCAGTGATAAAAGGTTTTGAAAACAAACCATCTGGCATAAGCAATTGGTCTAAATCTTTATAAGCCAACTCTTCAAATGTGCCTAATTGAGACTCCATGTGCTTATTCCATTTTGCTTGTATATTAGCTTTTCTAGCCTCACCTTGAGCGTCTACTATTCTACTTAAGCTTTCCCCTATACCGCTAAAATCAACCTCTTTTCCTGCATAACTTCTTGCATAACTTCCAAAATCTATTGCCATTAACTTATCCTCTCACAATTTACATCTAATTTGCTATAATCTACCCATAAATAGCCATCTTTATTTAAGAATGAAGCATTAGGTACTTCTTGAGCTATTACGCCTTTATAACGACCTTTTCCATAAGATTTATCTTTATAGTCAAATTCGTATATATTTATACCTGAAGGTGATTTGTCTACTAATTTAATATTTTCTTTTAATGCAATATCACTACTCATTGCTGTACCAGCAGCACCTAATCCTGCTTCTATTAATCCTGTTACTATACCTACGTTTTGTTGACGTCTTTCATTCGCTGCATTTACTTGTTGCATATACATATTTGCTTGTCTTTCACCTTGGTCTCTTCTAGATGCCATAGATTCTCCAAACATACTCATTCCAGTATTAAATTGAGAGTTTAGCAATCCTTGCATTTGAGAACCTAATTGGTTCCTTGCAGTACTCATATTAGATTGCATTTGCATTGCTAATTGACCTTGGGATACATTGCCCATAGCAGCTGCAGACATTAGCCCTTGATTTTGAGCTGAAGCCATATCAAAACTTTGTTGTCTTACTTGATTTTGTAATTGTCTATTTCTTTGAGAATTAGGGTCCATAGCATCACGAGCAAACTTTTCTTGCTCATCAACCATTGAATCGTATTTCGACATCATGTCGTTTATTTTATTGGGGTCCATCCTTTTTCTTTCCCCAAATAGCGCATCGCTAAACCAACCCATTAAATTCTCCTAGATTTTATCATTATAATATACATATATTCTCTGTTATTAAACAAGTTATTTCCATAAAAATACTCTCATATACCCATCTTCAAATTTATCCCATCCATTTGCCATAGGGTCATTATAGACTCCATATGTAGTATATATTTTAGTATATAACCAATATTGCATAGTAGTTTTTGTCCATAAAGTACTAACTCCAGTCCAACTATCTTGGTGCCTCATTCCTACATCAAGATTTAATAAAAATAATTGAGTAGGGTCTCCTGAATTATAATCAGCATCTGGAACAAACCAAGCTGTAGCTAATTTAGGATATACTCCTAAGTTATGTGTAAGTGTTCCTCCACCAGCACTGCCAGAAGACACATCTATCCATCCGCTATCATAATCAGCTCTGGGAGCTATAAATTTACCAGCTTTTTCATCATATATAGTTTGCTCTGCTAATTTATCACCTGTAGTAGTGTCGTTTGTCTCTATTTCGTCAATAGATTTATCTTGGTCTTTAAACGCAGGTTTGCTTTTAAATTTAACAGCACTATCTCCTATTACTGGAGTTTTCCAACCTTCTTCTGTTCTTATTTCAAAGGTATAACTTTTATCTTTATTCTGAGTTATTTGAATATCACCAGTCTTTCCTTCTTCGTCTGATACTTCAGTTTCTGCTTTATTTGAAACAGATATAGTCAAATCATTTAATGCTTCTTCTACTTCTTGTAACGCTTTTTGAACATCATCAAATGAAGATATTTTAGAAGATATTCTCAAACTATGTTCAAATTCTTTTTGTATCATTTAGTAGATTTCCTTCTATAAATTATACCTATAGAATCAACAGGCTTTGTCATATCTTCTAATTTAAATTGTATCCATCTGCCCTTCTTATTGGTGCTTTTAAGCCTATATTCTGAGTGGTTACCAGGTTTTGATTTATAAGTTATATCAGAGCTAGATATATCACCTTCACTTGTCTTAACAAGCAATCTATCGCTACTTTCTTTATAACTACCACCTAAGTTTAAATCGTCTTGTATTCCATTAATTTTAACTTTATTAAAAACTTTTAATATAGAATCTTCTTCCATAGTCATTTTTTTACTAAGCCAAGTATAATCTCTTTTAGTATTGCCACCTTTAAATTCATATAGAGCATTGTTTACAGGTATTAATACAGCTCCTTTATCTGCTATTAACGGCACTCCTATGGAAGCATCTTCAGCTACCTCCCATAAATCCCATCTATTCTTTCCTAGATTGTATGACCAGCAAAACTCTTTTTCTTTTGTTAAAGATGTATTTGAATCATAGTCTACATGCGATACAAAGAAAAGAACGCTAGATGATGCAGAGTCATAAGATACGTAAGGAGTTTTAGATAGTTCATTCCCTACTACACTTTGCCAACTTATATCTTTAATATTATCAGTTCCGCTCCATTCGTTATCTGTATCACCGCCTTGTTCTATAGCTCCAGAAATCTTTTTAGGGGAGTTTCCATCATGGAAATAAGCTCCATTTTTATCTGCAAAAAACATACCATATTCTGTTACTATAAGGCTATCTTTAGACAAACAACCTACACCTTCATATATGTCTTCAATACTCATATTTCTTTGATTTATTCTATATGTATTAACTTTGTCAAATGCATATAATCTTCCACCGAAATTAACTAATGCAGTAGGTTTAGATTTTAATTGTAAAAAGTCAAATGCATAGTCAAATATACTAAATTGTCCAGGTTTAGACCTGAATATTTGATTTTCAGCATTGTCTATATTTTCGTGAGAACAATCTCCTACAAACAAAAACCCATCTATTTCTGCAGATATTCCGTACTTTAATTTAATAGTATCCAAAACTTCACTTCTACCTGTTCTTGCATTATAACTTGCTTGTACAGAACCTCTGTCTTCTATAGTCCTTTTGTTAACTGCGCCATCATAATTCCACCCTGAAGCAGTTGTTATTTGCTCTACCAATCTAAAAAAGTCATTAGTATTGTCTCTTCTATATAAACATACTGCTGTTAATCTTTTACTATAATTTGCTACTGATATTTCTATATTTAATGTTTTTCTTGTTTTGTTTATGTCTTTAAAAGACCAAGTAGAATTTGACAAAGGTCCTTCTTGATAACCATCATACATTAAAGATATTTTATAATCATATGAATTATTCTTTAAAAAGTAATCATTTGTCTCATCGCCTAATGAAGGGCTAGATATTCTAACAGCTGCATCTGTACTGTTTAAATATTTATCTCCTACAGAAGCTGTATCATTATCATTTCTAAGTGCATTTCCTTGTGATAGTCCTTTATCCCAAGCATTAAAACCAGCTCTTATTTCAGCAGCTGCTCCAACGCCAGATGTACTCATTACAATATTTTCCCATTGATTGGTTGTAATAGGCTGAGCATCTGTAGTATCATTAGCAGTGCTTGGATTAAGAACATCAAAATCGTCTGTTGTTTTATCGTTTACTGCATATACGCCATCATGAGCGGCTGTATTTCCATTAATAGTAACAGTATCTCCTGCTTGCAAAAAGTGAGCTGTTGAATGTACAGCTAATTCAGCTGCTACAGCACTTCCCTGTATGTCATCATCAGTAGTTACTATACTTCTTGTTTTTCTCATATCCAATCCACCAAACGTAGATAGTATTAAAGGTTGTGCTGAGTCTACTTTAACAGGGTTAGATACAGAAGAATCGTTATTTCCTAATTCTACTAAAGTCCATATACTTGTTTCGTTAGCAGTACCAGTATGACTGAATGTAAAAGTTTTTGGACCAGTTACAGTTACTTTAAACACATCGTTATAACTAGAACTACCACTTATTTCTATAACATCATTTGTTGATAAATTGTGAATAGCGCTAGTAGTTGCAGTTACTACTGAGCCTGTACCACTTGTACTTGCTATAGCTCCAGTACTTTTGTATATAGGAGCATCTAATGTAGGGTCTGCTTTTAAAGCAACTGTATTATTTTCGTCTAAATTAAAACTATAATCTAATTCTTTTTCTTTAAATAATCTAAGAGGAGATGTACAAGCATTTCTATGCGACCATATATAAAAGAAATCGTCATCTGCTGGAGTATGGCCAAATGGAAAATGTACTCCTAAAAATAGTGTTGAACCAGAAGTTACAGCAGAAGACAGTATTTGTCTGGTTTGCATTGTGCCTGTAGCAGCGTCTACTATAGTAATCATTTGTCCAGAAAATCCATTCTCTACACCACCCATTTCTATAAATTTGTTTTTACCATGCAATTCACATTCTGAACTTGCAATTTGAATAACAGGGCAATTTGCTGCGTTTTTATGCACATTAGTAGTAGTTGCTTGAGTAGTTATATATCCTGCTATTTTGCCTGATAATATCGGCTCATATGAAGTATATTGTTCATTAAACTCATTAGTAGTCTTAGTAGCACTAGAGCCTCTTTTATAACTATTTTTTACTTCTTGTGGTAATATATCAGGATATTCTAATGTAGGGTCACATATATACAATCTACTTTTATTGCTTTCATCTTGAGTTTCTTCTATTGGACAAGTAATAAATATTTTACTAGCAAATTGATTGTTTACATTACCACCTTGGTTGTTGTGAGTAGCACCACTATTTTCTACGTGATATATAGGATTAGGTCTTATAGGCGAATCTATATAAGTACCCCTACCTATTATTAAATCTTCAAATGTATTTTCAGCCAAATCAAATGGTCTAATCATATAGCCAGCTCTGTAATTTAATCTTTCTACTCTATGTTTAATTGCTGACATTGAATTAGCTGAAGTGCTTAAAGTTCTATATGCTGCGTCATGTAAACTCCACCATGTTTTAGAATAATGACCACCACCTTCTTCTCCGTTTGTAAATATTTCTCCATCTAAAGGGTCTTCTGGATTAAATGCAAAATGATAATGTTGGTGCTTAATTCCACTTCTAACATTTGTTGCTCCATTTACTTCATATTTTGCAAATGTAAAAGGGTATACATCTGCAGCTGAATTATCATATGTACCATCATATGTTGTAGTTACAATAATTTCGTCATCATCTAATATTTGAGTAATAGTACCAGTACCTAAATTTCCTATGTATACTAAATCTCCAGGTTTTAATCCTTTTGTACTAGTAAGTTCTACTTTTGTTCCTGAATCAGCTGTTCCAGAAACTAATTCATGAGCAGTTAAATAAGTATTATCAACTGGTATAATACCGCTTGACAATGATGCCATTTTTTTGTCTCCAAAATGTACATCAGAACATATAAATAAAACTTTGTCTGACTTCATATTTTCAGGAGCTCTACCAGGGACTCCTTTAAAATAACTACTTGCTCTACCAGTAACACAACCCCAATCTTTAACCCAAGGGATATCTGAACCTCCTATTAAACCTACTGCATGAGAACAAACTTGTTCATGTTCGTAGCCATATGGCCCTACATTTTGAGCACTTGCATCTCCAGTATGAGTTACAGTCCCTGTTAATGATTGATTAGTGCAAGTAACTAAGCCTGTTCCATCTATAACTCCATCACAATTATTATCAGCCATTCCTACTAAGCCATATTTAGCAACTCTTATAGATGCTAAATTACCCCCATCTCCTTCCCAGCTAACATTACTACCAAAATCATAATCAGGTGCAATTTTATTATAAGATAATCCATCAGCGGTTACAACTTCCCCGTCTATATCTACTTCATTTACATAATCATCTTCAGTATGCCTAATGTTATATGCATAAAATTTTTCTCTTTTGTATCCTAGTGAATGAGAGCCTCCGTGTCTTACTCCGCTATATAAAGAATGTTTTGGAAGCAATGTTAAATCAAAATCTCCCGTATCATGACCACTATGATAGTCACCTCCAGTAGTCCACAATCCTGGCCCACAGTGAAACATATGGTCATTTTCATTTGAACTTTTTATCCATCTAGTTCTTTTAGGAAAAGTAACTCCTGTAGGAGGAGTTCTGTCACCAAAATTCACAACGCTTGATGTATCTGTATTTGTGCTATTAGTTAATCCACAGAATAAAAATCTATCACCTGATGTAAACGTTTCATCATTTGCAGGTCTAAATTGAATCCATAATCTTGTATCAAAAGTAGGGTTACCAGAATCATTTAAACCTTGCTGACTTGTATTATCATAATCAAAATATTTTGTAGTACCTTTTGTTTCTATTATATCAGACACTATTCCTTTAGGAGCAATTGTAGGTGTGCTTTCAGAAGCTAATGATTCATATACAGCTGTATCGCCTCCAATATTTCCATTTACATTATCATTTGACCATTTATATGATTTATATTCAGGAGTTATTGTTGATATTTCTGTTAAAACTTCTTTATTCCATTTGTTATAAGCTAATTCTATATTTACAACTCTTATTTCTCCAGCAGTATTTAACACATATACTCTTCCACCACCAATACCATTAGTCATATCTTTATTATAGCAAGTAGCTATTGATGTAGGTACATAAGCTAAGGGTAATGATTTTTCTATCTTCCCTCTAACATATACTGTTGAAACAGTACTAGCATCTGTATATACATCATCTGGTATAATTCTATATAAGTGAGAATCACCATCTCTTATTCCGTAGTAATAATAAGGTCTGTAAGATATTTTATTACCAGCAGGTCCACTGCCTGGGTCTTTGTCTAAAGTATCAATTCTTTTACATTCAAATGAATTAGTAGCACTTGCATCAGTAATTACCCATACTCCATTTCCATCCCAACTATTATCTGTATCTAGCCATTCTCTTACAACTATATTATTACCATTTGATAAGCCATGTCTAGTGTGATTTATAGTTAGCACGTCACTAGATAGACTGCAAGTTAAATTTTCATGCTCTCCAGCTAATGCTAATTTAGACATTGATGTCAATCCAACACTATCGTAAGTATGTACAGTATCTTCATCTTGATATAAAACATTATCATTTTTAATGCCAAATGTTTTGTGATTTAAATACCCTAGCCATTGTGGAGAAGTATCGTCAGAACCTGAACCAAACCCAACATGGACTTCTCTATTTCTAGAAACAAAACTAGCTTTTCCGTCTCTAGATACAATATCAGAAGACGCATAAACAGATTTTTCTATATCATCTTCTATTGAAAATGGAAGAGCATTATTTTGATTATAATTTTTTATAGTTTTTAATCTTTTTTCTTTGTTGTCAAATAATACTAATTCTTTATTTCCAGAATTATCTATAACTCCCATTGATTCTACTTTAGACGAATTATTTACAACTGATATATAATTAACCTCTGATAAATCAGTTAAATCTATACCTATTTGCGTTCCATCTGCTCCTCTAGATGTAAATTCTATTGTCAAATCAGTATTTAAATCAAGATTTTTTGGTAAAATAATAGGTAATTGAAACATTCTCCATGTTGTATCTAATCCTGAATCTGACTCAGTATCATCAGCATTAAATGCAGTATCACCATTAGGCTTTTCTATGTCTTTAAAATCTATCCATCTATTTTCTTGCATTACATTTTGAGGATAACTTACATAGCCCATATTAGAATCTGTACTACCTGCTTTCCAATTACCATTTTTATCTATATGTCCGCCATTTATTTGTACAGAAACAGCTCCGTGTCCTACAACAGAACCATTATATAAATCTTTTGCGTGAAATGTTAAATTATAAAATTGCCCTGATTTTAAATTATCTTTTGATATACTTTGACTTATTAAAGGATTAATGCTTTTATGCACATCATTAGTTGATTCATGAGCAACTATATCGCTGCCTAAAAATCCTCTTTCTACAAATATTTTATTATTAGTCATAGAAAGCACTTTCATATATTCAATTTCAGCAGAATCATTTGTTAATTTCAGTATATCATTAACTGCTATTTTAGATAAATCTCCTGCTGGTATAAAGTTATCATCTACTGTAACTGCTGCGCTTAAATTTAAAGTTGTATCTTTATATTCTGCTTCTATTCTTACATATGCATCATCTGCGCTAAAAGGGTAATATGACGCTGCATTATCTGCGCCATGGTCTGCAGTAGTATCTTCCCAATAACCTCCAGTATTTACTCTTGTAATCAAACTAGTTCCTGCAGTAGTATAAAGATTGTTCATACTAGCAGATTCTCCTCCACCAGCATCTGAATAAGAATATCTTTTAGATGCCCAATTATTGACTACATAAGACAAACCACTGCCTACATTTACAGTAGGATTAACCTCATCAGAAGCGTGATGAAATGTATGATTCTTAATAAGATTAGCTTCTATATATACTGTATCTGCAGTTTCAGTATCATCTGTAGGAGCAGTATCTAGTGTCCAAGTCCAATCTGCATTACTGTCTGTCCTTTCACTTTTTAATATTTTAAATGATTTGCCATTATTTGGCTCATCATCTCCATCTGCTCCATAATAAAAGTTTACAATATCGCCTTCGTTAAATGCAAGTGTATTACCACCACCTAAATTATTAAACGATACAGTTTTAGCAGAATTAGAAAATGTAATAGTTTGGGTACCTGCACTAGTATCTATCACACCTAAATTCTCTTTATCATTAGCTGTACCTGCTTTGTTTATCCAGTTACCATTACCGCCTATGTTATTACTAGAGTAATTACTCCAATTGTATAAAGATACTATTGCTCTTTGAGTTCTTGATTGTCGACCATCAACAGTTAATCTATTAGACCAAAGTTGATAAGATGTTGAAGTTGTATATGATTTTATAGCACTTCCAAATACATTCCTTTTTACGTATATAAGTTTATTTTCTGAATCTATACTTGTTACTTTCATAAATTCGTCTGCAGACGCATCTAAAGTTGAAGTTGTTAAAGCTAAAAAATCTCCTTCGTCAACATATTCGTTTAATCCTTTTTGAATATAAGTTAAAGTGCATATATCTGCAGCAGTAGTAACAGTAATTTTTCCAGCAAATCCATTAGCATGTTCTATAGCAGTTTCTATTTGTGCTGCAAAATCGTCATCTGAACTAAGTCCATTAAGCTGTATTCTAACAACAGCACTATCTAAAGTACCAGAAGCTCCTGAACTATCATTATAAAATGTAAATGTTTTAGTAGTATTGTCAGGAGTTGTTATAATAATAGTTTTAGATGCTAATGTAGAAGGGTCGTCTGTATCTACCTGTATAGTAGCCGTACCATCTGTAAATCCTGATATAGTTGTATTACCTGCTGCTGCGTTGCCTCCAATAGCATTAGTCTGTGTTAAATAAGGTATTGTATCTTGAGTAGTTGTAACTGCAGATGTAGGTGTAAAAGAAGCATTTGATGTAGTTGATATTATAACATGTTCCCACCAAGGAGACACTCCTAATATTTTTAACTTTTCTTTTCTTCCTTTAGTTCCTATAAAAGCTAAATCTGAAGTTTCATATCCAAGGTCAAATACGCTTATATCAGGTAATATAACAGAAGACCTATTATAATTAGCACTAGCTGCATGTTGGTTTGTAGACCCCCAGTTTACTGGATATAAGGAATTAGTTAATTTATTATCAGTAGATGCAATTAATTTATCATTCTTAATTCCATCAAGAGTACCATTTTCTGACATAGGGTCTATATTAAGAGAAAACGAAGCTGTATCATCTGATATATCTCTTTCAGACGCATTATGTATCGTGCCTGATTGAAAGGCTTTTATTTCCTTAAGACTTCTTGGCATTCTTCTCCTTTACTATCCATTTTATATTAGACAAAGTACTTGTCCAATAATCATCTGGTACTATTATTATTTGTTCCCGTCTAGTAGCTTTCCCCATACTGCTGCTTTTCCATCTATTATTTGTACTATATCTACGGTAAATTTACCGCCTTTATAAAAATCTACTATCGCAAAGGCATGTGCCCATTTATGCTGTCTTCCACCTAGCCATGCGTTTTTTTCTGAACTCATATCTTTTAAGCATCCTAAAGACCAAGCTGATTTAGGACCGTCCATAAAAGTCACGCTATCTTGTTGCAGGGAATGATGATGGCCATATATTATATTGGCACCTAATTTTCTAAGATGATTCGCTGCGTGGTATTGACCACCAAAATGATGCCCGTGATAAAAATAGAGCTTTCCTATTTTAAGATACTCACCTGGTGGGTGATATTTGTATCCTCGTTCCTTGAACTTACATGCTTGTTCAAAACGATATCCCTTTAAGTAAGGATGCTCTTCTACGAATCTATCTAACCATTCATCGTGATTCCCTGCACAAATGTGTCTTTCTTTACATTTGACTTTGTCTAATGACTTGTCAATTTCATCTAATAAAGCATTCACTCCCGCTATGTCTTCATCTACTTTAGGCATAATGTACTCTAATGGTGGTTTTTTCTTACGTTTCCATTGCCAATGTGATACACTACCAAACTCACCTAAATCGCCCAAATCAACGTATATTTCGGGCTTTACGAGCTCTATTGCTTGTTTAACTACATTTATTGCTGCCTTATCGTGTATAGGCGCATGCTTATCTGGAGTTACTATAGCTCGCTTTAGCACTCCGCTTTTAGTTTTTTTCATATATCAAAAAACTCCTAGTTAAATTTAGAACGAGGAACATAACCCCAATCTTCTGGGTTAGTCCATAATCCTTTCGCTAACTGAAGATATTTCTCAGTTATTTCTTCTTTAAATCGAAGAATTGTATGCTCGCAGACATCGCATTCCCAAAACAATATGCCATCATAAGCTCCTATAATTTCAACTCCTAATACTTCAGGAGATTCACATTTAGGACATGAAGACGGTTTTGTTTTACAAACGTGTTCTGAATTTCCGCCAGATAAATCAAGCAAGTTTTCTACTAATTTGCCATCAGTAGATATAACATCCTCGAGCATAACTAATCTAGTATTATCCTTAGATAAACCAGGTTTAAGCATTTTCCTCTAAAGCTTTGCTTACTTCTGCCCAGATTTTATCATCTAAGTCATTAGAACTTCTTTTGACTAACCAATCACCAAGTTTCATAACTATAGCTATTAACACTTTTTCACTAAGTAATTTAGTTGCAATTGCTCCTAATAATTTACCCATTCTTTCTCCTAGTTGGTTTTTCTACTTTTTTTGCTTTACACCCACAATCCATACAAATCCAATCAGCTCTTGGATGTGAATTTTTTTCTAACTTTTTAATTCTTTTTTCATGGTTTTTTGCAATACGCTTATCATCAGCTTCTTCAATTGCTTCCATTATTTTTCCTATAATTGCTTTTACTATAATTGCTTGTATCATTTTTCTATGCCAAACCATGTTAATACAACACTTACTACAAAGACAAATGTTGAGCCTATACCTTTAATCCAAGATATTTGATTTTCGTTTTCTCTAACTCTACCATTTATCTCATCAACCCTTGTTCTAATATATTCAACATGCGATAAAATTAAATCTTCTTTAGTATTTTTTGTTTTCATTTTTTTCCTGCATTCTTAAAAATTTATCTCTTAACCCATTGCCCGACAGTTTTGCAATTACTTCGACAAGAGTTCTATAACTTTGCTCAATACCTTTTTGCTCTAGTTGCATCTTTTTTTGCTGGTCTATAAGCTTAACAATAATGCCCTCAACTCTTGTAAATGACTCTCTTAATTCTTTTTGAAGCTCGTCTTGTATAAACTTGTTTTGCTTTTGAATAAACATCCAAAATGCAACTGCTACTACCAAAGGAACTCCATATCTTTCTAATAACTGTATCCAATCCAATGCTAACTCCTATTAACTAAAAATCTTGAGGTCTAATAAATCCTGTTGATTGATAGTTGCTTCTTACAAACTTCTTTGCTCTTTTTAAAACTTTAAAAAATTCATTCTCAAAATAACTAGCCATTTCAGGCTCTAGGTGTCTAGGGTCCCTATAACCTATAGCTATAGCTTTATGTACTACACCTTCATGAAACCTTGAAGGTATATTAGAATAAGTACCTGTCATTGCATTGGCAGACAAATCATCATCTATAAAAGAACCTCTAATTTTTAATATATTATTACCAGCTGTTTGAACTGTTTTATAATTAGAAGTCCATCCATTCCTACTAACAACATTTGTAGCCTTTTCTACAATAGCTATTTTTTCACCCGCTGTATGAGTATCTATAAAATAGAAATATTCTTTTTTATTTCCCATAATTAACCCTCATCATTTATAATTGGATTACCTTGTAATCTTGGTATTTTAACATCATCAAAATAAACTTCTTCTATTTTCAACAAACCACTTGGTATATCATACCATCTTTGGTCTGCTACTGTATCTATAGTACCATCAGTTTTTTTATAAATATCAGTTTCTTCACAAAATTCATCTTTTGCTCTGTTTAAAAGTTTTATAGCTTCAGTCTCTCCTATATGAGGATGATGTTGCTGTATTAATTCTATCATTTCTTTAGTAGTCATTATTCTCCTCTAGGCGTTCCATCAGGCTCTCTAAATCTATTTATTTCAACTGTATACAAAGCTCCTAATGATTGTATTTGTCCGTTAATCATAGCTTGCATTTCTTGGTCTTCTTCATCTTGAACAAAATCGCTTATGTAAGATTGCAATATATTTATACTAGCTTTTAATACTACTGCTTGATGCGCTTCTGCTGGAAATCCAGTAATAGCAGTTGACCCAGCTTGGTCACTTGTCAAATAAGCAAAATAATACACCTTTACATCTTCATTCGCAATAGGCTCAGGAAGTATTGTTAAAGCTGTAGTTCCCCCGTCTGTTGCATATGCATAAACAGGCGTATGTTTTGTAGCATAATAAATACTAGCAGAATCTTTGGCTTTTTCAAAATCTTGTATAGATACAGCTCTGCATTCCCTTGCTAACCTAGGACTAGAATCATCTAACCTTGTGACAAGTAAAACCTTTTTACCTTCTACTGTTGTCCATGTAGGAGTGCTTTCATCTAAGTCTGCTGGGTTTACTGCATATTTTAACAATAATTCAGCAGGTAGCATATCAGCTATTTCATTTATAGCTGCGTTTATCAAATCTGCTTTACTATTTGCTGGTATAGAGCTATAATCACTGCCTATTAAGTCGGTTATTCTATTACCTATAGTTGCTGCCATTATTTACCTTTTTTCTTCTTTAAATTTAACTTTCTACGAGTATCAGGATTCACTTGACCATGCCAAGGATTCCCAACACTCCCAGAAAATCTATTAGCTAATTTTTTAACTTTAGGCATTACGGTTTTTTCTTGCCTTTTGAAGGTGGTGGTGTGTATCCGCCGCCTCCTGGTTTAGATTTAGCTGATTTAGTTTTGCCTGTATCTCCATGCTTTGCAGCTTTATCATGCTTTCCACCTTTTTCTCCTTTAAAACCACCACTTTTTTGCTCCATTCCCATACCAGCACCTGGTTTTTGTGGATTTGCAACATTGACAGTTGTTACACTTACTAAATCAATGTTATATCTTTCACTTTGTGCCATTTTATTTTCTCCTTAATTAAAAATGTGGCAAGAAATAAAAAGTAGCTGTTGTGCCGCTTTCATCCTGGCCATTTGCTTTTACTGTAAATCTTGTATAAATACCCGCTCCGTGAGTATCTATTTTATATAGCATCATTAGACCTTCGTCTTCATTAGTCAAACTATCATCAATAGCTGCTATTTTTGCCATATTTTTACTTATATCATCATGGTCAACACTAGCGTCTTCTTCAAATTCACCTTGTTTAAACCATGTTGTGCCATCTACACTATGCTCTATTTGAACATATGTATCAGCTCCTAAATCTGCACTAAACATTACTAATATTGTAGCATCAGATTTTGTCGGAATAGTCAACTGGCTTGTACTTGCATCAGCGTTATTACCTAATGTAATAGTTTCAGACAAGTATCCTGTAGTCATAGTCGTTGAACCTGTTGTATAATTAAAACTTTTATGGAATCTATCCCAAGCCATTTTTTCTCCTTAATCTAAATATTCAATATGAAATATAAACTCTAAAGTATCGACTGCTGGATACGTTTTATTTGAATTATCAGCCATATTTAAAGTTGCTGTAAAATAAACACTTGTCGAATTATCTTCTGCTTGAAGAAGCATTGGAAGAGACCTCCAAGTACTATTATCAGACTGACCCATGGATGTAGATATAGATGCACTTCCAGAATCTTGACTGATTACACACTGTCCATCAGTATGAGCCCAATCAATTGCTCCAATAACTTTTGCAACACTTAAATTTGCATCTGTTATATTAGGGTTACTTCCTTGACTACCAAAATTTGTTTGAACTTGCATAAAAAATATATTCATAGCAGCAGACCTTTGATTATTGTCTAATACGGTAATTCCTCGCAATTTAGAAAGTCCCCCTTGTGTCCTAACAGCATTTGGAATTTCAGTAGCATTAAACATAACATCATCATCATCTGTCTGTGCAGTAAGCAAAGTAGGCTTAACTCTTACTATAGCACCGCTTCTTCTATTTCCACTTACTATAGATTCGGAAATACCACCTGTTGTTATTGTTAAATCACTCATTTAAATCTCCACGTTGTGTAGTGGGGAGCCGAAACTCCCCAACTACGATTAATCAAACTAACCACTTATTATGATGGGTCAGGTCCTACACCGCCTATTGACATATCTCCAATTGCTCCATCGTCTTGAGAGACAATCACTCTAAAATGATTAGAGCTCTCATCAGCTGCTGAAACTAAAGCAATCTTAAAGAAAGGATATGGGTATAACGCTAAGTTAACTGTGCCTGCAGTATAACCATTTGCATTACCTCCAGTACCGTATGCCGTAGCGACATCATCTGCAACCTTAACATATGTACCACTTTCAGTATTACAAGCATATAAATCTACAACAATTGCTCCGCTAGAAGCGTCATCAATTTCTGTAGTTACACTTATAGTACCTAAAGCTACATTTGTTCCTACTTTAATTGCATCAGAATAAGCAGCTCCAGCATTTGCTAAAGCCGTTCCATTTGCATTTAAAGTAGTTCCTAAGTCAAGATTATACATTCTTTTGACACCACCTACACTATCTTCTGTCCAAGCCATAATATCCTCCTACCTTAAGAAAACTTAAGAATTGCGTGAGTTTCAGGAAGACTAATTTCCAATCCAGCTTCAGTGATGATTTGGTCTTGTCTACCATCAACACCGTTGTCTTGTACGTTAGTTTCAATGAAGGTATCTCGACTAATACCGTTACCCACTAGTGGTCTATATGCTACATTTTTCATATCGATAGCTACACAATAATCTTCCCATGGTCCTCTTAATAAAGGCTCAGCAACAAAGTGTAAATTACCAAATATAGTATTTACCATTGTTACTGTATGCCCGAAAGCACCAGGAATAGTTTGTACATCTAATCTATATTGAGATGAGCCTACAGAATTATTTAAAAAACTTCCGTTTCCTAATTTGTTTAAGTAAGTAATAACTTTTCTTGAAGCCAAGACAAGCTTATTACCACTGTTGCCAGATTCAGGAGCGAAGAAATCTTCCATTGCATCTAAGAACGCATCATAACCAGATGAAGCATAAGACATGTTATATACTTTACCATTAGATGAAGTAAAAGGAACCATACCATGTGAGTATCTAACTGGAGCACCACCAGATGCAGCTTCTTGAGCCGCAGTGGTTATACCATCGCCAAATAACATAGCTTGTTCAATGTCCATTTTATGTTCCATAAGTTTATCTTGCCATATTCTTTGAAACTCATTAGCAATACCTCTATATTCTGTAGCTAAAGCTGTACCAGAAAAGATATTCATTCCAGTTTTGAAGATTTGACAGTATCCTTCTCTGTCATATAAAGAATCTTCCCAACCAAGAGGAGTATCAGTTCCCTCAGCCCATGCTGAACCAATTACTTGACCTTTATTACCTATAGAGAATACAGTTCCATCAGGAATTGTAGTTCCAATTGCAGTAAGTTTCTCACCTGAGATTTCAGTGTTACCTGTTGAAGTTTTATGAGCAATATCATCACCAGCATGCACAGTACTTGCGCTAGTATTAACTACTGTATTTTCTTCAACTTTAAAACGATAAACATTTCCATCGTCAGCTTTAACAGCTAAAATACAACCTGGCACGATAAATGGACAATGAGAACCACTGCTTATTTTACCATACTCATCATATTTTGCTGTTACAATTAAATCCTCACCAGCATCTACTTCACCACCATGCGATTCTGCACCTGATATTGTTAATGCTGATTGAGTTATTTCAAAATTACGTCTTTGCCACTGATGTCTCTGTTCTAAAAATTTAAAAACAGGGTCATTAGTAGCTTTTTTAGCCACCTTTGATAAATATACGAAGAAGGGACTTTGCATTGGAGCAAGTTCTGCAACTCTATCTCCAAAATTAAAGACTCTTCTTGTGTTATCTAAGGAGGCTGTGCCAGTGCCTACGGCAGAGGCTACATTACTATATACTGTTGACATTATATACCTACCTTAAATTAAACTCGTCCTCAGCTGCCTTGTTAGGCCTTCGGTTGAGCGATTAATAAATTACTTCCAAGGATTTTTACTATTAAAATTCCCTATCATAGTGTCCATAATCTTGTCTTCCATACTTCTTCCATCAGTATTACTTTGCCCAGAAGGCATCACACCCATTGGTGATGGTATTTGCTGAGCTTTTTGTACTTGTTGAAAGTTTGTACTAGGTTCAGGCTGGGCAGGTTGCTGTTGAGCACCACCCTTTTGAATCCTATATAATTGGACAAGGTTATCTATGTTTAACGAATTAGGGTCTGACATTGTTTGCATAAAATCTGCAGTCTCAGATTCATTCATACCATAGTGACCCATAACATGTTCTTTGATTTGATTAGCTTGAGCATTTCTTTGCTGAGCAGCTTGTTGTCTTTGAGCTGCCGCTATTCTATCATTTTCCATGCTTTGGAATTTTTCTTCCATAAGAGCACTTTGATATTGAGTCTTTAACGTATTATATTCATTTATGTTATCTCTCCATTCCTCTACTTCGTCTAAATACCTAGCACTTTCGCTATTAGAATCAGCATATGCTTCTTCTCTATTGAAATTTCTAGGTCTTTCTGGTCTATCAGGAGGCGCAGGAAACTCATCAATCCCTTGTTCCACATACTGTTCAGGTTGTTGTAAATCTTGCGGTGTCCTTGGTAAAGCCTCATTAAGACTTTGTCTAAGGTTTGCATTTTCACTTTTTAACTTGTCAGCTTGTGATTGCCAGTATTGATATCTTTTTACATCATTACTAACTTCTTCAGGTTGAGTTGATTCTTGTTGAACTTCTGCAGGTTGTCCAGTTTCTGGAGCTGCTTGAGTATTGCCTTCATCACCAGATGTGAAAGCGTCATTGATATTTGAAGAGCCTTCGTTCACCACATCTTCACTGCCAAAGACAGCTTCTTCCAAACTTTGAAAAGTCTGTTCGTTACTTTGAGGGGTATCTTCTTGTATATTTTCTTGTGACATTTTTATTTCTTTCTCCTTTTAGCTGCCTCTTTTCCACCACGAGAGGGTGAGCCTATTTTTTGTGCAGAATCTCTTATCTGCTGTTTTACAGTGGATAGACTGTCATCGAGTCGTTTTTCATAAATCGTACCTGCTGCTTTAGCTTTATTGCTAACGCCATCCATGTTTGATTTAAACTTCTCAACTTCAATCCTTTTCCTAAGGTTAACTGCTTCTCTATCTCTAGATTGCATATCGCCTTTAAGTTTTTTAATTTGCTCTTGAGCACCTTGAAGTTGTTGTTGCAATTGCTGTATTGTATCAGTTCTTTGCATAACTCCTTCCATGTCAAATATTTCAGTCTTTTTAAGAACTTCTTGTCTATCAATAAGTCCTTTAGAAAAAGCGTCCATATAAAATTCAAGTTCCGCATATCTATTAGACGGAAGTGTTGAACCTGTTACTACTATGACATCATATTTCCCAACAGCTATATTATTAAAAATCTTTATTTCACCAGTCTTGTCGTCATACATTCTTTTATTAACCATATATTCACTCATAGAATTATTAGGTTGAACAACTCTAAATACTTTTTGTTCAGTATATAGTTGTTGCATTAAAGGAATAGCTATTTGGCCTAAACGACTTAATGCTGCCTCTATATCGGCAAGCTTAGACTTCATTTTTCTTTGACCAAATTCATCAATACTTATAGTAGCTTTATATGTCTGAGGTGCTGCTTGAGCATTACCCATCATCATTTCATATAAACCTAAAGCATGGTCAATATCATTTTTTGCAGTTGTTTCATTTTGATATAATTCATTAGGAAGAGGGGTAGGCTGAACTGGTACTGGAGCACCATCAGTTGGGTCGTATGGTATTGCTACACCAGGTTGCGCCCACTTTTCTTCAAAATCTTTCATATCAACACTACCTTCTGGGACAAGTATTTTTGTATTTGTACTAGTAGTAGCGTGTGCAATTATCAAAGAGCGTGTTTTATTTATATATTCTTGCAAACCTTTAACAAGCCTTACGTCAGAAACTGGATAAGGAGTTCTTGTATGTATGTTCATTATAGGAACTAAAGGATAGTTTTCTATTGGTAATATCCTTGAATATAACTTTGTATCACCTATAATAACACATTGTTTGACTCTTTTCATTGTTACTTGAACAACTTCTATTAAACCTTCTTTTAATAAATCGTGATATACTAATTTTAGCATACTCACTTCTTGAGGACCTTTTTCTTCGTATTCTTTAATACTAGCCTCATCATAACCAGCTTCTTTCATCATATTTAATTCTTGCAAATGTATTTGGTCCATTTTTACCACTAGCTGAGCATATAAATTTAATGCCTTTTCTTCATCTGGTATTAATTCACCATTTATTTTATAAGCTGGTTTTTTTAAATATTCTTGAAAAGCTTCTTCATTTAACAAATCCTCTTTGCCTGAAAACTTTTCAAAAATTCTAAATTCTTCTACATCTACTTTATAATATCTTTCATAACCTCTAATATATTCTTGATTATCTAATCTGCCGACATCTTCTGGAAATGTCACTTGACCATCGTCTTCTCTTGTAGTAGCAGGTGCATTCCAATCATTGCTCCAGTTTCCTCCGCCAGCATTTTTAATCTTTTTTTCATACATAGGCCATAATTTAACAGCCTGTTCTTTTGTAAAAAGCTTTGATATAATAATGTTTTCAGCATCATCAAAAAATCTACTTCTACTATTAGGGTCAACATATACATCTAATGGGTCCACATCGTGAAAGCATACTTCACCTTTACCCATATCTTTAGTAGAATCTTGGTATACATGCAAATAGCCTACGCCCATAACGTAATAATCATCAACAGCTTGTCTTACCACTGTTCTTCCGTCTGATACATCATACATATAAGCTAATAAATTACTCATTACTTGAGCTATTTTATTATCAGAATCTTCTCTAGGAGCGCATCTAAACGCTGGTCTATTAGAAGTAAGCATAGCTTTAGCTGATTCAACAGCAGGATGTATTCTATTAATAACAATAGGTGCTTGACCTCGAGATTCTAAAACTCTTCTTTGCTCAGCGCTCCATTGTTTACCTAATCTAAACTCTTTATCTTCCTTAGCTTGAGCTGCCCAAGTGTCTCTTTTAGAAGAATACTTTTGATATAAATCCTGTGTTTCAGTAACTATACTTTCTGTATTATCTAAATTGTCTTTTTTATTATATTCCATCTACGTAATTTACGAATTATAAAGTCATCCAATCAAGACTTTTATTCGGTTTCCTCCATTCTTCGTCTGAAATTCTTTCAAATTCTTTCCTTCTGCAAGGTTTTGCACCATCTAATGCAGTCCATATAGAATCCATTATATCATCGTGCTTTCCTTTAGGGTATGACAAAAACTCTCCTTGAGCATGTGTATCTTCTGCTCTAAAATAAAATTGTCCTTTTGCAAATATAGGTACTAAAGACAAGAGTCTTTCTGATTTAGCATTTCTAGGCTTGACACCTGATTCTAATCCTGGTATATAAAGATTTTCTTCTCTCATTATTTCTCTTACACCAGTTCTTAAAGCTTCTTGATACCCCACTGTCTCTATTTTAACTCTTCTTGGTTTATATTTTTTATAATAATCTATAATCAATTTAGGTTGTTCAGCAGGAGATATTCTGTTCCTATAGATATCAACAACATATTTATTATTTTCACTATCAATACCGATAATACTAATAACGAAATAATCAGCCCTAGCACTAAGAGAAGATGCAGGGTCCACACCAGCATACAATTCAACAGGTTTAATTTTTTCATTTTCTTTATCTCCATAATTTTGAACTAAACAATTCTGACCTTGTATTCTTTTATACTCCCAATTATGTATTTTAATCCATGCAGGTTGAAAAGGAGCATCATCAGGAGATTGAGCTATGTTCATATACTCCTGGAAAAATCCATTTATATTACCAACAGATTTAAACTCTTCTTTTATACTAAGTATACGTTCTTTTGGAAACCTTTCAGGCCATATACTCTTTTCATCATCATCCCATATAGAAAACCATAACACATTCCAAGCGCTTGACTCTTTAGCCCAACATAAAAAACAATCTTCTGATATAACTGTTCCAATCATAGCTATCTTGCCTTCATCTGATAAAGATGGTATAACTGCTTCTGTTAACCATTTTCTATTTTTAGCTCTTGCTTCTGGTGTGTATGCATTAAGCTCAGATTCAAAGTCATCTACTATGATTAAATTAGGACGAGTATCTCCTTGCAAGAATCCCCTAACTCTTTGACCTGTTCCAACAGCAACCATCCTAGTCCCATTTGCTAATACAATATCAGTATGAGTCCATTTGCTAGCTGTTTCAGGACCTAGGTCTCCAAATATTTGTTTAAATTGAGTGCTATAAGTCAAATGGTATTTTATTCTAGAGAGGAAGTTAATAGACTGAGCTTGTGATTCTGATATAATAACAATAAACAATTCTTCATCTGACTTTTTAAACGCTGCTTTCCATAAAGGATATATCAATGTAGTTACAGTAGATTTAGCCGTACCCCTCGGTGCAGCTATCAATACTCTTCTTTTTTCATCATTTGCTAAATCTTTATAAATATTAGTATGAAAAGGAGGAGTGCTCTTCTTTAATGCAGTAGGAAAACAATATTTGCCAAATAAGGCCATATTGCTCTTTAACTTTTTAAGAGCTTGTAATTGCTCGTACTTTTCTTCGTAGTCCATTAAACTAGTATTTAATATCTACTTTTTCGTTTTTATAATTTTTTCCAGTTCCTTTATACTTTTTCTTTTTTTTCTTTTTAGGTCTTCCAACGTTACTTCCATAAGTTCCTTTACCCTGTGGCATAATTATTCCTCCGTAATTGTAGTTTTAGTGGCTATTAACTTATCTTCAGTTTCCCTGAGTTCATCAATAAGCTTAGTATTGCTAGTAGCTTCAATTTGCTCTGTAGTTTTAACAAGATGTTTTTCTTTCATTCCATGCATATCTTGCAAATTATCTACAGCTCTCATTAAATTAGTAACATCGCCTTTAGCTTTAGCTGTTTGTATAGTATCTTCTAATAGTTGAAGGGTATATTCTTCTGTTAACCCGTGTTCTTTTAATAATGATTGTAACTCGTCTCTTACCATATCTTTAAACTTCTCCTTCTTCATTCTTCTCTTCCACATGACTTTTTGATTGTCAGTAGGATTATCTAGAACGTGTTCTATTGCTTTATCATAATCCATAGTCTGAGCATAGACCATGGCTAGATTTTTCATTTTTTGCCCGTTAGACAAGACTTCCCATTGAGTCTTTCCCGAAATGGTCGTATTAGACTTGCGACCACTCGCCTTAAGACTAACAGACTCATACTTAGGATTAAAAAAAGTGTAGCCATAAGGATAGCGAACATAAATGCTGGTAGGGTTATAAACGGACTTGGAGATGACTTTGGCAACGTAATTGTCGTCCGATATGCCGTATTCTCCCTCTCCCGCTTCTCTCCAGTATCTGTATTGAATATTCTCACTATCTGCTTCTTCTTTTTTAAATATTTTATATGTCGTAGGAGCATTATCCCCTTTATGATGTATGTCTATAGTGTACACTTATAATAATTCTAAATTTTTCTTATTAAATTTAGGACCTATCCATTGATTTACTTTGCCAGGATTAATTTCCATTAGCTCATCAAAAGTCTCCCAATCAGTCTTATGAAAATCATCTGTAAGATTATAACCATCTTCATAAAACTTTTTAGTAAATGTTCCCTTAGGAGCAAAAGCTTCACTTTCTAAAGGTCTTATTTTGGAATTTTTAGAACCACTTAAAGTATTAATAGATTTTGTTATCATTGATTCTACTGAGCCTTTATTAGGACTTTGATTTGCAAGCATTCTAAGACCTTTTTTATTTCCAGTTTTAACTAACTTCATTACTAGTCTTGCCATTGCTAATTGCATTGTACCTCCATAAATTTTATTTTCCGTATTTTTTTATATTTTCGTCTACGTTTCTTTGTAAGTTTGATACAAAATTTCTTGAAAGTTCAGG